TCTTCTTCATACACAATCCCAGCAGGTAACAACGCAATGACTGCAGGCCCAATCACAATTGCTGATGGCGTCACTGTGACTATACCTGATGACTCAACTTGGACGGTGGTATAACACATGGCTCAAATCGCATTAAATAAACCAAGTGGGGGCCAGTTAATACTGGCTCCTGAAGACGGTACAAGCTCAGAGACGATAACCATTCCCGCAAGAGGTGTTGACGGCAAATTAGTTAATCAATACGTGACTAAGAGTTCAACTTACACGCACGGGACATCAGCTGGAACTTGGGTAGATGTATATAGCGTTACTTACCCAAATGCTAAAGCTGGCAACCGCCTTATTGTTCAACATTCTACGTCAATTCTTATGGAGCATGCTGCAGACGTACTTGTATCTGCATGGCTCCCTAATGGAGCAGCAGATCAGGGGCGAGTAACAATGCAATCTTCAGGGAATGGTGGCTGGAGAACTCCTGCAACAACAGGAATGTTTGAATACATAGTTCCTTACGATGGCGATCAGTTAATTCAATTCAAACTGTTTAGCACAACTTCTTCACATTGGTATGTGAACTACCCCTCATCCCAGCAAGCCGCATCGTTTGTTTCGTTTACGGAGGTGGCAGCATAATGGCTTCAATACTTAAAGTAGATCAGCTTCAAAAAGCTAATGGGTCACAGCACTCAAGTATTTCACTTGGTATGCAGCATCCAAGCTTGGATTACCCAGGACTTAGTGCATCTAACCCAGCTATATCAGCTAAAGAACTAAAAGATGTTTACAACTTTGGTTCTGAAGGTATGCCAGGAAATGGTTGGTATTGGATTCAACCAGCAGGGGAATCGCTGATATACACTTACTGCGACTTCACTACAGAAGGTGGCGGCTGGACCATGATTATGTCGTACATCTGGTCTAACCGGAACAACAGCTTCTGGAACAGTGATAATATTGCTTGCCGACAAGACGGTTTCAACGAATTTATTACTCCACGTAATTGGCGATTAGCGCTAAAGAGCGGTACACAGCCGGAATTTTTGGCTTACAACTCTAACTCTGGTGTGTTTGACGGGCACTCAGCAAATAATTTTTATGTTGCGCAGCCTGCTTCAGATGCCCAAAACTTTTTACTTGGTTCAGGCAACTCTGTAACAGGTATTGCTGGTTACGGAAAATGTCGTGGCTACACAATTGGTCAGGCACCGTACTCAACCTCTTATCATGCATACTGGTGGTATAACACCTCGTATATGCCTCATTGCGACACTGGTCATGTTCCAGGCGCACCTTCATCAGAAGACTCTTTTGGTTATTACGGCACACGCAACACATCAATTATTAACGATCAACAATACCTTGTTTGGATGGTTCGATAGGAGACACCTCAATGAGTATTTCATTAGCATTACGTAAATACACAGGCTGGGCAATTGAAGGTGATAACTATGAATCACTTCAATGGTTTAACACTGAAATAGAAAAGCCAACTTTAGAACAGCTAGAAGCGGAAGCTGTTAGCGCTGCGGCTGAGTTTGCTTTAGCAGAACTGCGTGCAGAACGTGATCGCCGTATTGCAGAAACAGACTGGTGGGCATCATCAGATCTGACTATGACTGCAGAGCAGGCAGAGTATCGTCAAGCATTGCGCGACATAACAGCTGAATACACATCTTTAGAAGATGTTATATGGCCTACTCAACCAGGGAGTTACTAATGAGCAGACGATCAAAAGCGTGGCTTGCCGCACGATGGATGGCAAGGCTTCGTCAAGCAGCAAATAACGTGATTGAACACGCTGAAGAAGCGGATCGCGTAACGCAACTTGAAGAAGAGAAAGCAGCTCTCGAAGCCAAAGCAGCAGCTGACAAAGCTGCACTTGAGGCAAAACTACTTGCTGAAGCCCAAGCCCGTGCGGACGCACTGGCGGCGGCTGAAGCTCAACGTGTAGCAGACGCGGCAGCAGCTGCGGCTGCATTACAAGCTGAGAAAGAAGCACTTGCTGCAGAGCAAGCTCGTCTAGCAGCCGAGGCAGAAGCTAAGCGTATTGCTGATGCAGAAGCGGCGGCTATTGCACTGGCTGAGGCTAAAGCCGCTCAGGAAGCTGCGCTAGAGGCTCAACGTATTGCAGCAGCGGAAGAAGCTGCACGCATTGAAGCAGAAGCACAAGCCAAACTGGCGGCAGAAAAAGCTGCCTTAGAAGCTAAGATTGCTGCAGAAAGGGCAGCTCAAGAAGCCGCTTTGGAAGCTCAGCGTGTAGCCGCTGCACAAGAGGCTGCCCGTATCGAAGCAGAGGCAGCTGCACGACTAGCTGCAGAGAAACTGGCGCTTGAACAGGCAATGGCACAAAAAGCTGCAGAACAAGCAGCAGCATTGGCTCAACAAGAAGCTGAAGCAGCCGCAGCACTAGCAGCTGAAAAAGCAGCTCTTGAAAGCCAAATGGCTCAAGCAGCAACTGATGCAGCAAATACTTATCTACCAAAAACAGGCAAGTCTGTAGACTCAGATAAGCTTGACGGTATTGATTCAACCGGCTTCTTACGTAGCACAGCTAAAGCAGCTGACTCTAACTTGCTGGATGGCATCGATTCATCAGGTTTCCTACGTTCTACTGGTAAAGCTGTAGATTCTGACAAGCTAGACGGTTACGACTGGATGCAGTCTGGCAAGAATATCCGTGGTTCGGATATTTACGCTGATAACTGGTTCCGTAACTACAACTCTGGTGAGGGTCTGTACAACGAAGCGACAGGCGCACACTGGGTATCTGATGCAAATGCTTCATGGACTATGCGTGACAGCGCTAGTTCAATTCGTATGCGCATGAAAACCAACGGTTCAACAGAACGTGGTTCTGTCTACGCTGATAGCGGTAACTCGATTGGTTTCCTAGATACAGGTGGCTCATGGGCTATCAGACACATCAACGACAACGGTTCTTACTTCTACACTGACGGTACAACTGAAGAGTTTAAAGTAGGGCGTGATGCTGTCAGCGGTAACTACGGTACTGTTCAAACCTCTACAACTCGTAGCGGTTGGGGTGGTTACAGTATTGCTGGTAAATACGTATTCATGTCTGACCACAGTAGTACGGCAGGTATTTACAACGACGTTGATAATGAGTGGATGCAGCGTTGGATTCGTAACGGCGCAACCCATCTTTACTACAACGGATCAGACAAGTTCCAGACGACAAGCACAGGTGCAAACATTAATGGTGAGTTGACCATTAACGGTTCTCCCCTGAAAGTATCGTCTAGTAGCTTCACTGGCTTACGTACAACTTCTAATGGAACGCTTGAACTGTTTAAAGCAGCTGATGGCGACTCCATTGTTGCTGAAGACTGGGGACAATGGTTCTCCCAGGATCTCGATCTTTCCGTTGATTCAAACGGACGCTTAATTTTAACTGTATAAGGAGGCTCTAAATGGGCATCAGTATTGATCTCGGTAAGATCAAATTTAATTGGCGCGGTGACTGGTCTCCCAGCACTGCGTACACTAAAGATGACGTTGTAAACTACAACGGCGCGTCTTTTGTCTGTGTTGCTGACAATACAGGCAACACCCCTAACCTTGGTGGAAACACTTCGCAGTGGCACGTCATGTTAAAAGGTGATGGCTCATTTGCTACATCTGGTAAGAACAACCCACAAAAAGTGTTTCGTTCACGTCAAAACCAGCGTAGACGTTACTACGACTACTCAGAACCTGGTCGCCATACCAATGGTCAAGTGAACCCTTACACGCTTGAGCAGATGTGGAACGATGGTCGTATTACTAATTCAGGTATCGCTAACCACACCTCACACATGACAACCGGCCCTTGGGAAGGTCGTCAGATGGTAGAGCTTGGTTGGTCGCATAACAACTTTAACTATGGTCCTTTGATTACCGTACCTGCGGGAACTGATATTGTTCAGCTTTATGGTTACGGCGGTTCTAACGACCGTGGTGAGATTATGTCTTTGACGGATCCATCAACGGGTAAAGGTGTTTGCTACAACAACTGTGGGTATGACAACCGTTACTACGGTTTGAGTGGATGGCATCTTGGCGGCTCTTCAATGGCTGAGTTTGGTAAAGAGAACGGCGCGACAAACTACTACGGTAGTATGATGTTGATGGTTCCTCGTCTATCGTATGACAAGCAATACCGCCTAGTTCGTGGACACCATGCACGTAACATTAGTTGGTACGGGTGGGTAGGAGGCTTCTCTTTCCAAGATAACCCATCAGGTTTTGTATGGACGCAGTCAGGTGCTCAATACGAACGTGTGAATGGTGGTGATGAGATCTGGCACAGCTCTTGGAACACCCACGAGATGATGCAAATGTACATTCACTACGATAATACACGCACCATCAAAGTACCTGTGGCTCCTCGCAACAACGCACCAAGCGATGATCGTGTATTGTTCTTCTACACGCACGGTAATGGTCACGACCAGAACCTATTCCGTGTGAAGATAAACAATAAAACGTACCACCTATCTACTGACTTGGATCATCCTGTAACTACTTACTTGCATGAAGCTAAGAACGACCGAGATCACTACCGTGTTGTAGCTTGTGTTGTGGCTGCAGAAGACATTCCAGCAGCAGTACGTTCTGGTGGCGGTGTTATGGATGTAACTCTTGATAACTACGGTACGGCAAGTGAGAACTCACATAACAGCCATCACTGGTACTTTGGTATTAACGGTACTTGTTACCTAGAACCTGAATCATTGTCTATTGATAATGGTCGTACTGGCGTAAACGCTTAAGGAGATAACGTATGTTTTACCGAGTAACTAACACTGTCATGTCTCCTTCATTTGATAAGGTCATGTCCCCTAAAGAGATCAGTGAGTTCTTCAACCCTGTAATGAGGGGGAATGAAGAAGAGGTATGGCTCATTAACGGTGAAGTTGTAACAGAGGAGCTTATTGAAGGTATTGAGGCTACAGTCTTAGCGCCTAAAGAAGCTCCGATCCACGCACTTTACCGCACGTATCCATCTCTAGGTGAACAGTTAGATGCGCTTTACAAAGACATCATGGCGGGCACTCTGGATGCAACAGGTAACTTTGCATCGATGATCACAGCGATCAAAGAAGCAGTCCCTGTATCTGATGAAGTGTTTGTAGTTCAGGAAGTCTTTGAATCTCCTGAAGCCCCTGCTGAAAACACTGATTCAGAGTTTGTTCCTCCTCCAGAGGAAGAGCCTGAAGAAGCTTAATAATAAGCCCCTCGAAAG